GAGGTGCAACGGCGTAGGTTAGAGATCGACACGCTTAAATGGACAGCTGCGCGTAACCAGCCATTTGGCATCAGAGATAAGAAGGAAGATCAACCAAGCAACTCAGCTATTACGATCAGTTGGGCCGGAGGTGATGTAGCAGTGAACGCCAATGAACCAGAGGAAGAGGAGATCGTTGTTACGCATTGATAGGTGTGTATGTTAGTATGACAATACATCCAGCCTGACCCAGCTACGTGCGCGAGGCAGCCAGATTGCAGAACACAGACAGAACATCTTAGCTCAACATTGCAAAACCAGAACATATGTGGACGCGCGCAGTACAAAACGTTACAAAGTGTTAACATAATATATGTTATACGAATTAGAGGGTCATTTTGGGAAATATGCCCGACCCTACCCCCCAAAAACTGCCGCGCATCTGCTAACTACATAATATACCCAACCTATAGTATCTGCCCCTCACACAGCCTTAGAAAGCCCATGAAGCAAGAAAACGTAGCTCTACTAGGTCACATCAACGAATTGCGTAGGCTAACTGTGGAGGCCTCTACAGCGACTGTGCAGTATGAGAGTGCGGTATTGTTGATTGATATATATGAAAGAATGTTGCAGAATATTGGAATGATGGATTTTGACAAGGACGAGACTAGGCACTAATGCACATTGAGATACCTTATGAGCCTAGGGAGTTGCAGCGTAAGTTGCATGGTGAGATGTCTGCGAAGCGGTGGGGCGTTGTTGTTTGTCACCGTAGGTTTGGGAAGACTGTTTGGGCTATTAATCATATACTACGTGCTGCGTTAATGTGTGAGAAGAACAACCCTAGGCTGGCGTATATGGCCCCTACGTATAGGCAAGCTAAGAATGTGGCTTGGGATTATATAAAGGAGTATGCTGGTAGGATACCGGGTGTACGTTTCCATGAGACGGAATTGCGGTGTGATTTACCTACTGGTGCTAGGATTTCTTTGTTGGGTGCGGAGAACCCGGATAGTTTACGTGGGATATATTTAGATGGCTGCGTGATGGACGAGGTTGCGGATATGCCGGAGAATGTGTTTCCAGAGGTGTTGCGTCCGGCTTTATCTGATCGGAAAGGGTTTTGTATTTTTCTTGGCACCCCGAAGGGGCATAATGCTTTTTATGAGAAGTACGAGGAAGCTGTAGCGAATGATGATTGGTTAGCTGCTGTATATAAGGCAAGTGAAACTGGTATATTGGATCAGGAAGAGCTTGATGCGGCGAAGGTAATGATGTCGAGCGACCAGTATGCTCAAGAGTTTGAGTGTAGTTGGAACGCGAATGTACCGGGTGCGGTATATGGCAAGGAGTTAGAAGAGGCGCAAGCTGGCGGTAGGATTACGAATGTACCCTACGATCCGTCTGTTCGGGTAGATACTTGGTGGGATTTAGGTGTAGGCGATAGCACTGCAATATTTTTTACGCAGAATGTGGGCCGTGCGGTTCATGTAGTTGATTATTATGAGGCGCGTGGGGAAGGGTTACCGCATTATTGTAAGGTACTTTCTTCTAAGAATTACTTGTATGGTGAGCATAATGCACCGCATGATATTGAAGTACGTGAGTTGGGTAGTGGAAAAAGCAGAAGAGAAGTTGCGTGGGATCTGGGTTTGAATTTTCGCGTGGTTCCCAAGCTACCTATAGAAGATGGTATACACGCGGCGCAGATGTTAATACCGCGTTTATGGTTTGATAGAGAGAAGTGCAAGCATGGCTTGGAATGTCTTAGGCAATATCACCGGGCGTATAATGAACGCACTAGAAGTTTTAGGGCAACGCCTGTACATGATTTTTCTAGTCATGCAGCAGATGCTTTTAGGTATTTGGCGGTGGGTCTTAGGGAAACTAATGGGCGCATGGAAGCACCTCAAAAAATGGCTGAAATGGATTACAATCCGTTTGAGGCTGCATAAGGAGAGATAGATGGCAAAACCAATAACAACCACAGGTGGCTATAGAGAAGTAGACAGTTATACAACAGCTGATGGTACAAAGTATTCTGCGATTGCTGGTTCTGGCGGTACAAGAATTATTAAAACGGATGCAAGTGGTAAAAGAACGTATTTAGCTTCAACAAAAAAAGACACTAGTAGAAGTACAAATGCTGCTACTGTTCAGAAACAATTTGCATCATTTAAACAAGGTTTAGAAAAAGCTGAAGCTGGGGAGCAGCTTACTTATTCTGAGGCAGATGTAAAAACGGATGCGACGGCTGGGCGTGGTATTTTAGGTCAACAGAAAGATACGGCTTCTACAATTACATTAAGTGATGGAACAAAGTTAAGTGCTATATATGGTAAAACATCAAATGAAGTTGCAACTGTAAAAAGATTAGCAGATGAAATAGGTGCTGTATCAGAGGCTAATGTACCCGAAGAAGTAGAGGAAGAAGTAGAAGTAGATACAGAACTTGAAACAGGCGGAGAAGGCTTAGACGGTGCTTATGAAGTTGTTAACGAAAGCGTTTTGGATGGTACAGAAATAGAGCTAGGCGACGGTCTCGAAGCAGAACAAGCTGAAGAGGCGTTAAGTGAAGTCGGAGAGGCTGCTGCTGGTGCGTTTGGTGGTGAGCTTGTTGGAGATACAACGCAAGACACTGAAAGTTTTACAAATGTAGCTAGCCTTATGTCGGGTGGTGGCATGACTGGCGATGCTGGCGGTGGACAAGCTGAAAAAGAAGCTGCTATATCTATAGGACCAGCCGAAGACGAAGCAATCGAGATGTACACAAAAGGCAGACGCGCAACAATTGCTACTGGGCCAAGAGGGTTGTTAACAACTGACGATGATGAAGAAGAAGACTTAAGATTAAGACAAAGACGATCTTTGTTGGCTGGATAAAAAATGTTAATGAATAAAAAACAACCATCTAATATTGCTGGGCTTATGGGCAGAGATGCTATGCAGCCAGCTGCAATTGGTGGTGTTGCAACAATAGATCCGTTAGAAAAGCTTAATCAGAAAATGGCTGGGCGTACAAAGGGTGGTTCTGTTGAAGGTTTAAAAATGAAAAAACCTAGTCTAATGAACAGTTACAGGAATAGATAATGGCACAAGTTGATCCCCTAGTTGCGCAGTTAGACAGACGTTACAGAACTTTGCAAACGCAAAGATCAAATTGGGAAAAACATTGGCAAGAGCTAGCGGATTATATGTTGCCGCGCAAAGCTGATATTGTTAAGAAAAGAACGCAAGGTGATAAGCGTACTGAATTAATATACGATGGCACGGCTATACACGCCGTTGAACTGTTGTCTAGCAGTTTACATGGTATGCTTACTTCCCCAAGCACTCCTTGGTTTTCTATGCGCTACCGTGATCAAGATTTGCAGCGCAATGATGTTGCAAATGAGTGGCTAGAAACGTGCATAGATCAGATGTATCAAGCGTTTCATAGATCAAACTTCCAACAAGAAATACATGAATTGTATTATGATCTAGTAGTATTTGGTACAGCTGCTTTATATGTAGAGTTTGAACCAGATGGATTACGTTTTGCTTCCCGGCATATTGCGGAGATATGTGTAAGTGAAAATTCCAGCGGCAGAGTAGATACTATTTATCGTAAGTTTAAATTGTCTGCGCGCGCTATAAGTATGCAGTTTGAACAAAAAATGCTGCCGCAAAAAATAGAAAAAGACATTAAAAACGATCCGTATAAAGAGCATGAGATAATACACGCTGTTTTCCCTCGCGGCGAAGTAGGTGGCAAGATTGCAAAAGATAAACCAATTGCTTCAGTGTACTACCTTGCTGATGGTTTAACGCTTCTTTCGGAAAGTGGATTTGATGATTTTCCGTTTATGATACCGCGTTTTGTTAAAGATAGTGTTAGCCAGTACGGTAGATCCCCGGCAATGACTGCGTTACCTGATGTAAAAATGCTTAACAAAATGTCAGAAACAACAATTAAAGCAGCGCAAAAGCAAATAGATCCACCATTAATGGTTCCTGATGATGGTTTTATGATGCCTGTAAGGACAACGCCGGGTGCGTTAAACTTCTATCGTACAGGAACACGAGACAGGTTAGAGCCTTTAAATATAGGTGCAAATAATCCTCTTGGTCTAAATATGGAAGAGCAAAGACGTAATGCTATACGTCAAGCTTTTTATGTAGATCAATTGTTAGTTGGTCAAAGTCAGACGATGACCGCTACGGAAGTCTTGCAAAGGAATGAAGAGAAAATGCGGTTGCTTGGGCCTGTCTTGGGTAGGCTACAAGCCGAATTGCTCCAGCCGCTAATCTCTAGATCTTTTGCATTGCTCCTCCGTAACGGCCTCCTCCCTGCCGCGCCGGAGGAGCTTCAAGGTAGAGAAATAGATATTGAGTATGTTTCACCATTAGCAAAAGCACAAAAGTTAACCGACTTGCAGTCTATGTTGCGTGGTTTTGAAATAATGATGCAAGTAAGCGAAGTAGCGCCTGTAATGGATTATTTAGATGATGATAAGCTTGTGCAGTATCTTGTAGAAGTTACAGGTATGCCAGCGCGTGTAATTAAAAGTAATGAAGAAGTTGCGCGTATGAGACGAGAGCAAGCTGAAGCACAGGCTCAAGCGCAGCAAGCTCAACAACAGCAAGAAGCTGCGGAACTGGTTGGACAAGCTGGACCGGGCTTAAAAGCTGTAAGTGAGGCTGGATTAATTTGAAACAGCTAGAAGAATTAAAATTAAGCTATCGTCGCACGTTTAAGTCTGACGATGGTGTAAAAGTGTTGAGTGATCTTAAATCTAGGTTTGGGTTTGAGACAACCACGTTTTCCAACGATCCTTATGAAACTGCATTTAATGAAGGACAACGCGCAACTGTGTTGCTGATCGTTCGGATGTTGTCCGAAGAGAAGGAAATGAAATGAGTGAAGAGGCAATCCAAGACACTGGATCTCAAGAAGCTGCGCCAGCCGTTGCTGTAACAGAAACAGCACCAATAAATTTTTTAGAAAGTTTACCAGAAGATTTGCGTAGCGAACCATCCTTACGTAATTTTACAGACCCGGCAACATTAGCAAAAAGTTATGTACATGCGCAAAGAATGATTGGCGCTGATAAAATTGCATTGCCCGGCAAACATTCTACGCCTGATGAATGGCGCAACGTCTATACAAAACTAGGCGCGCCAGAAAGTTCAGATGGTTATGATTTTACACAAGTTGACGGCTTAAACGAAATGGTTGCCCACAACTTGCGAGAAAAAGCTTTTGAAGCTGGCTTAACGCAAAATCAAGCAAGTCAGTTTGCCAATTATCTAGCAGAACAGGAAAGCGGTTTTAGAGATTTAAGAACGCAACAAGCTGATGATGCAAAACAGGCTGGTATTGAAGAATTACAAAAAGAGTATGGTAAAGCTTTTGACCAACGGTTAGAATTAGCGCAAAGTGCTGCTAGAACGTTTTTAGGCGGTACAGAATTGTTTGATAGTATAGAATTAGCAGATGGGCGATTATTGGGTGATGTTCCTGAGATTGTAAAAATGTTTGCTAGTTTAGGTGAGCAGATAGGTGAAGATAAACTTGTTGGTGAACCTTCAGAATTAGTTATGACCCCGGAAGAGGCACAGCGTCAAATAGACGAGCTTACAGTGCCGGGAGGTCCATATTGGGATGCAAAACATCCTAATAAAGATAAGGTAGTCGCAGAGGTGTTAAGGCTCCGTGAATTTACCTAGTGGATAACCGAAAGGCCCACAACGTCAAGCTTGTGAGACAAGCGGAGTAGCTGCCCAAAGCAGTAGCACGGCCCCATTAGGGATAACCAAGCGCAGCAAACTTTAATCGAAACTGTAAAGGAGAGACTTATGTCTACCCAAATAAATACAGCTTTTGTTCAACAGTTTTCCGCGAATATCCAAATGCTATCACAGCAAATGGGTTCGTTGCTGCGAGATGCAGTTGACTCGGAAAGTGTGAACGGTGAAAAAGCTTTTTTTGACCAAGTAGGTGCAGCGTCAGCTGTTCTACGAACCTCACGCCATGCGGATACGCCATTGGTTGACACACCACATAGCAGACGTATGGTAACAATGGCAGATTACGAGTACGCCGACTTGATTGACGATCAAGACAAAGTGCGTTTACTTGCTGATCCTACCTCAACCTACAGCCGTGCAGCAGCAGCTGCTATGGGTCGTGCTATGGATGATGTTATCATTACAGCGGCTCTAGGTACTGCAAATACTGGTAAAGAGGGAGCTACTTCTACAGCGCTTCCATCTGGACAGAAAATTGCTCATGGATCTGCTGGATTGACAATTGCAAAGCTTCTAAGTGCTAAAGAGCTTTTAGATTCAAACTCTGTTGATCCGTCGATCACACGGCATATTGTTGTGTCACCAAAGCAAATCTCTGATTTGTTAAATAACACAACAGTAACTTCATCCGACTTCAACACAGTCAAAGCGTTGGCGCAAGGTGAGCTTAACACATTTGTTGGGTTTAACTTTATCGTGTCAAATCGTTTGAACACTGATAGTAACAGTGACCGTCAGGTTATTGCGTTTGCTTCAGATGGCATCAAACTAGCTGTTGGTAAAGAGCCATCAGCGCGCATTGATGAACGTGCTGACAAGTCATATGCAACCCAAGTTTACTATTGCCAATCTGTCGGTGCTACACGCATGGAAGAAGATAAGGTAGTAGAAATAGCTTGTAACGAATAAGGAGAGTAAATTATGGCTACTGTTTATTCAGCACAACGCACTAATTCACGAGCTACCCCGGTAGTTATGAATAAGGCGAACGAAATGAGCGGCAGAATTAGAGTTGCTCATGGTACTTATGAGGCATCTTCTTTAGCGTCTGGTGACGTTATTGAAATGTTTATCATGCCTGATGGCGCTAGATTGCTAGAAGGATCTCTTGCACATGATGCACTTGGTTCATCTACAACCTTGTCTGTTGGCTACGCTGCACATACTAACGCAGCTGGTACAGCGGTAAGCGCGGCAGCGGCAGCTTATAAAGCTGCGGCGGCTTCTACATCAGCGCAAAAGGTAGACGTAATCGCTACACTAGCTCTAGGCTCCGGCACAGAGTTAGATGCTAACGAGGACGGTGTACCTGTAACGGTTACAATGGGCGGTGCCGCTGGCACTGGTACTATTGAACTTACCGTTAAGTACGTTCTAGACTAATAGAGTGGGGCGCGTCTGCGCCCCTTTCTTTTTATGGAGATTTAAATGGCTAGTACAGTTGATATTGCAAATTTTGCGCTTAACACATTAGGCGCTACAAATATTACAGCGCTTGACGAAAACAGTAAGCCAGCGCGTATAGTTAATCAAAGGTACGAGTCGGTAAGGGATACTGTTTTTAGGGCGCACCCTTGGAACTGCTTGTTGCGAAGATCAGAGCTTGCAAAAGAAAGTGATACGCCTGATTTTGGTTATGCTTTCCAATATGCGCTACCAACAGATCCGTATTGTTTACGTGTAACTGAATTTAGCAACGGAACTTTATCCTATCCACAAGACAACATGTTTAACAATAGCGGTGGCCCGGTGTTCGTAATTGAGGGTCGTAAATTATTAACAGATGAAGCTATTGCTAAAATAAAATATGTTTCTAGGGTAACTGATCCACAACAGTACGATGCTAATTTAATTGAAGCTTTAGCTGCTAGGTTAGCTATGGAAGTAGCGTATGCAGTTACTGGCTCGACTACGATGGTGCAAGTTACTGCATCTTTGTATGAAGAAAAGTTAAAAGAAGCTAGATTTGTTGATGGTACTGAAGGAGCGCCACAAAGACTTGAAGCAAGCGATTTTATTGAGGCGAGGTTCTAAATGGCTCGATCAGCCCCGGCTCTCAGTACTTTTACGGCTGGTGAAATATCACCAAGGCTTGAGGGCCGTGTTTCTATTTCTAAATATAAAGAAGGTCTATCAGATCTAACCAATATGATTGTGCAGCCGCATGGCGGCGTAACACGCAGACCGGGAACAGAATTTTTAGGAGAAGTTAAAAATAGTTCTGCGCAAACAAGGCTTATACCGTTTGAGTTTAAAACAGCTGATACGTATGTACTAGAGTTTGGCAATCTGTACATGCGCGTATTGCGTAATGGTTTGCAAGTTCTAGAAGGTAGTGCAAAAACAGTTAGTGCAATTACAAAAGCTAATCCGGGTGTTCTGACAAGCAACAGCCATGGTTTGAGTAACGGCGATGAAGTGTTTCTTTCTAACACATCAGCTATGACAGAATTAAAAACAAGAAATTATTTAGTAGCAAACGTTACAACTAATACATTTACGCTTACTGATTTGTTTGGCGTTGCAATAAATACAACAGGATTTACAACATACGATAGCGGTGTAACTCTTGATAAAATTTATGAGATAGCTACGCCGTATTTAACAGCGGATATACCTAATCTGCGTTTTGCTCAATCAGCTGATATTATGTATTTGGTTCATCCTAGCTATCAGGTGCGTACATTATTACGTACAGACCACAATGCTTGGATATTAGACGCTATTTATTTAGGAGAGCCACAGACTGCAAAAACAATTACAGGCATAACACGAGCTAATCCGGGCGTTGTAACGGTGCATGAAACACACGCTTTTTCAAATGGCGATGCTGTTTTAATTGAAAGCATTGTTGGAATGACGCAGTTAAATGATAAGTATTTTACTGTTGCAAACGTGACAACGCATACTTTTACGCTGAAAGACATAGATGGCAATGATATTGACACTACAAACTATACGGCTTGGTCTTCTGGTGGAACTGTAAAAAAAATAAATGTAAGTGTTCCAGCTTTGTTTGGCGCAGATAATAATCCATCTGTGTGTACATTCTTTGAGCAAAGACTTGTTTTCGCTGCAACCAATAATAATCCACAAACTCTTTTCTTTAGCAAATCAGCGGATTACGAAAACTTTACAATAGGTTCTGGCGCTGACAATGATGCTTTAATCTATACAATTGCATCAAACAAAGTGAACGCTATACGCTATCTCTCAGCTACTAGAATATTAATCATTGGTACATCTGGTGGTGAATATGTACTTACAACAACCAACGGTGGCCCGGTTACAGCAACAACAACTGTTATTCGTAAGTATAGCAACTATGGTTGTACAAATGACGAGCCTGTACAAGTTGCAGATCTAACTTTGTTTATTCAACGTGGTGGTCGCAAGGTACGAGAGTTTAAGTATACTGGTGAGGTGGATACAGGTGGGTATGCGGCTCCTGACGTTACGATATTAGCAGAACATCTAACAGAGGGCGGTCTTACGGCATTTGCTTATCAGCAAGAACCTGAGAGCCTTATATGGGCGTTACGTGCAGATGGTACGTTACTAGGTCTTACGTATCGACGCGAAGAAGAAGTTGTGGCTTGGCACAAGCATGTTGTTGGCGGTAGCTTTGGAAGCGGTCAAGCCGTTGTTGAAAGTATTATCAGTTTACCAACAGACAGCGGCGAAGATGAATTATATATGATTGTGAAGCGTACTATTAACAGTCAGACAAAACGCTATATAGAGCTAATGAAAAACTTTGATTTTGGTAGTGCTTCTACAACAGCATTTTTTGTTGATAGTGGATTGTCGTACTCTGGTAGTGCAACTGGTTCTATAACCGGGTTGCAACACCTAGAAGGTCAAACGGTATCTATACTTGCTAACGGTGCAACACACGCTGATAAAGCAGTATCTAGCGCTGGTGTTACATTTGATTTTGACATTACGTCTGGGGCAATAGGTTTTGGTTACACAAGTCAAATGCAAACCTTACGTCTAGAGGCTGGATCTGTAGACGGCACATCACAAGGCAAACCAAAAAGAATACATGCGGTTACATTACGTTTAGATGAAACTGTGGGTATCGAAGTAGGGCCAGATGCCAACAATCTAGATAGAATATTTTTTAGAGATAGTTCTATGAGTATGGATACAGCTGTGCCATTATTTACTGGTGACAAAGAAATAGAATTTCCCGGTGGTTACGATGATGATGCAAAAATATTTGTACGTCAAACGCAGCCACTACCAATGACAGTATTAGCAATTTATCCAAGGCTTAACACTTTTGACAAATGACAGTAGTATACGCAGAAGAAACATTAAACCAAGCTAAAGCAGACGCTATTCCGTTGCTTATAAGGCACTACGAAGAAATAGCGTTAAATAAAGATATAATAAAATTTAATCCTAATTGGGATATGTATGAAAAATACGAAAGTATAGGTGCGTTAAAAATTTATACAGCGCGAGAAGATGGTATTATGATAGGGTATTTTGTTGTTTCGGTAGCTCCTAATTTGCATTATCAAGATCACATATTTGCACAGAATGATATAATTTATATAGCACCAGAACATAGAAAAGGTTTTACTGGTTGGAAGCTTATAAAATTTGCTGAAGAAAAATTAAAAGAATACGGCGCGTCTATCTTAATGATAAACGTTAAACGACACAAACCTTTTGATAAATTATTAGATCGTCTTGGGTTTGAGAATATAGAAAATGTTTTTGCAAAAAGGTTAATATAAAATGACAGCTAATGCTTTTGCTTATATATTAGGTGGTTCACAAATAATAGGTGGCATATCTCAAAAAAATTCTGCTGATAGAGCAGCTGAAAAAGCGCAAGAAGCTGCAAACTTTAATGCTGATTTGATTGAAAGAGATATTGGTCTTCTCGACAAGCAAAGCAAAATACTTAATGCAAATGCTTTATTGCGTGAAAAAGTAGATAGATTTAGATTTTCTGAACAGCAAGGAACGGTGATAGCTAACTATGGCTACGCTGGAATAGACATTGCACAAGGAACGCCTATGCGTGTTTTAAGGCAAAGCGCTAGAGAATTTGAATACGATATGGCTGTTAACAGATTTAACGATAGCGTTACTCAAATGCAAATTGCCGATGCAAAAGAAAACGTCACACTTACAGCAGAGCTTACAAGAATGGAAGGTGGTGCATCAGCTGGTGCGTTACGTGCGCAAGGTATGCAAAGTCTTATTTCGGGATTTGGATCGGCGGCTAGAACTGGCTACGATGCTGGTTTATTTGATTAAGGTGAAAAAATGAAAATACCAAGGTATCAATCAAGAGGTTCTATCTCTACGCAAGCGCCGGGTCGTTCTATGACTGCGCGTATGAGGGCAGAGCCTTATGTGCAACAAGCATTAGCTAAAGGAAATGTCTTTGGCGAGGCAGTTAGTCAAGTAGGGCAGTTTGCACAAATGCGCTATAAGATGGCGCGTGAGGCACAACTTAGTAATGCGTTACTTGGTACGCAAGAACAATTAGCAGAAGAATACAATAGACTTAGTAAATCAGAAAAACCTTGGGGCGTCTTAGATGGGGATGATCCTGAGTGGAATAAAACAACTGAAGGTATTCGCACAAAGATGCGTGACAGTGTTGGAACTGATCGGTCAGCATTACAACGATTTGACGAAACGTTTTCTAGGCAAGAGTTACAACAACGCTTTAGATTACGTACTGCTATTGATCAAAAGATAGAAGCAGATACGCAAGCTACTCATAGGCAATATTTACAAGATAAAGAAGACCAAGCTGTTGCTGCGGAAACAGTACAATATCTTGATTTGCAATTTAAAGAAGCCGGGGCCGAAAGTAACAAATTATCAACTGTGTTAGATTTTAATCCAGTTGCATTAAAAGAACAGGAGTATGCTCTACTTAATAATGTTGCGTATAGACGGCTACAGAAACTTGTAGATGAAAGTGGCAAACCATTAACAAAGTTTTCTGCAATACATAAAGCGCTGCGTGACGATGACTTGCAAGAACTAATTGATGCTGGTGGTGATGGGTTAATAGAAGTTGAGTTACTAAAAAGATTGCGTCCAGAGGACCGGGCAAAGATTTTAAACTCAGTAGGATCGACACGACAAGCGATTGATGGCAAAACAATAGAAGAAGAGAATTTACTTAAAACTCAAGAAGTTTTTGCTAAAAGCGCAGCGGATGATATTGAGGAAGCCACAAAAGCAACTACTGATGGGTTTGACGTTAAGTTATCTGATTTTAATAGTATTGAAGAAAAAGTAAAACAAGCTATTCAAATATTACCGCCCGATGAAGCAAAAGAAATAACTGCCGGGTATGAAAATTTAGTAGCTATTACTGCCGCACGTAATGAAGTACGGCAAATGAACCCGGACCAGATCACAAAGTATATAAATGATTTGCGCGCAGAAGGAACGGAAACTGAACGTCAACGTAATGTTATTAGTTTCTTAGAAGATTACCAAACAAAATTCCAAAAAAGGATTGACGATACGCCGTATCAAGTTGCGCAACAAAACGGATTATTAGCTGGTAAATTTAAAAGAATAAACTTTGATTTTTCAAGTGAGCAATCTGTTAAAAATGTAATGGATGGTTTAAAACTGCGAAATAGCCTCTACAGAGAAGTAGACGCTTTATATAATCGTACAAAACGTGGTTTGCAGCCAAAAATTCTAGACGATGGTGAGGTAATCCAATTTAGCAACATATTAGACAGTATGGACTTTCCAACAAAGTTTAATGCTATAATGAGTGTCCAACAGGCTTTAGGAAATGATGCACAACATTTATTTACTCAAGTAAGTGATGATGCTCCGTTGTTAAGTCATTTAGCTGGTTTGATGTCAGATGGTTTAGTCCCAGAAGCAGAAATTATTTTTAAAGGATTAGAAGAAATAGAAGCTAATGGATCGCCTATACAGGGCGCTGACATGGCACTTGCAGAAGACGAATTGTTTAGCATTATTGGTAGTGCTTATGAAATGCTGCCCGGCAAACTAAATGCTCAATTAAAAAAGAATGTTAAAACAGTAGCACAAGCATATTACGCTGAATTTATATCAAGGACAGGTGATAGAACTTATCAACCTGATTTATGGCAAAAAGCAGTAAATATTGCAGTTGGTGCTAATATAAAAAGTGGTGACAATGTTGCAGACATTGGAATTGTAAATTTACGTGGCAGCGGTAATGTTGGAACAACAATATTACCTGTAAATATAAATAAAGAAACAGTATTAAGTGCATTAGAAAATATTTCGTTAGATAATTTTAGTTCAATTACACAAAACTCAAGAGTGTCAGATGAAACACGATTGATAGACGAAGAGTTGTTTAATGCAATAAAAGATGATGAAAGTTATACTTTTACTGCAATAGGTCGTGAGAATGGTCGAATATTGTACACAATTACACGCGGAGAATATGGCGCTACTGATTTTGGTATAATGACCGATACTGACAATATTGATATACAATTTACAATAGAAGATTTAATTGAAGCAGAAAAAGAACAAAAACAAAAACAAGAACTTTCTGAAGAATTAGGTGTAGTTGGTTTTACAGAAAAAGGTGTAGTGGAAGAAACAGAAAAGTTTGTAAATCAAAAAGATATTAAAGTTACAAATGATAACGACACCTCACAAGTGGTTAAATCTACTAAAAAATTAAATGGAAATTTTCTTTTAAGTAATTATGAGTTAGCGCAATTGCCATCATACGATAAAAAAAGTTACGAGAAAAAAGAAGCTCGTTACACTACGCAAGTTTTAAAAGAATTGCAAAATGATTTTTCTATAAAAAATATTGTAAATGTATTAACAGACTATGATATACGCGATTGGGCAAAAGAAAATGATATAATAGTAAACGACATTATTGTAAATAATTTAAAAACAATAGCAAAAATAGAGTACGAAAGTAAAAAAGATGGCTAGTTATTTACCAAACGAAGTAAAGCCAGCGTCTTTTGCTCTTATAAAAAGAGATAATAAACCGCAAGGCACTTTATTACAGAATTTTTCTAAAGCTTTTGATGCTGGTCTTATGCAAAGTGGTACGTCTAAAGAACGTTATATAAAAGAAGCATGGGAGCCTATTGTTGAAGAAATAAAAGATCTTACTGGTAAATCTTTTAATAATCCCGGTTCGTATTTGCGTCCCAACATTTTAGAAATAGGCCAAGGTTATCCATTAATAAATCAAAAGTTTTTTTATGATCGCTACGTTAAAGAAGTAGAAACCTATGTGCGTGATAACAGGAATAAGCTACCAGAAGAATTAGTTGTTTCTGTTTTAGATCAAGACAGAGATAGCTCATGGTCTGAAGCTGCAAGAGAAAAATATGCTGAAGAAACGGCAGAGCTTGCTGAAATAACAGAAAGATCACCGGGCGTTGGCTCAACAGTATCAAGATTTATAGGTGGTTTAGCAGCTGGTGCAGAAGATCCGATAAACCAACTTACTATGGCTATACCAGCGCTACGGTTAAAAAATACTTTTTCTGGTATTGTAATAGGCGAAGCTTTAACAAATGCAGCGGTAGAAGCTATACAGCAGCCAGCTGTAAAAGAATGGTATGATAGTCTTGGGTTAGATTACGATTGGAAAGATTTTGTAACTAACGTTGGTGGTGCTGCTGTAATTGGTGGTGCTTTTCCAGTTGTTATAAAAGTTGGGGCAGATACAGTTAAACTTACAATGAAACAAGCCAAAAAAGGCGTTGACGTTTTAAACAAAGTAACAACAAAAAAATCTGAAATACAAGAAACTGCTGAAATACTAGAAGAGGTTGCTACTTCTTCAGCTGAAAGCAATCCGTTTGGACCTGTAATAAATATTAATAAAATAAACGAGCAGCTTGCAACCATTAACAAGCGTTATGACGAATTAGATGCAGAAAAAAAACGTTTAGATGCTGAAAGCACAGAACTTATGAATGAGACAATGAGATTGTCAGATCAAGGGTTAAGTAAGAAAGAAATAGTTGCGCGTATAAATCCAAGACAAACTGAAATAAATAAAAAACTTAAAGAAATACAAAAAGAGCAAGAAGCTATAGGTCTTGAAAATCAACGTTTAGAAAAATTAAAAACAGATCCAAGAAAAAATTCAATTGCACAAGCGGAGCATCAAGCAAGATTAAATGAAGCAACAATTGCTTTTAACGATGGTCAATTGCCGAATATTTCAGAAACTACTCAATCGCAAATAGAAATTCCAGAAAATTTAAACGAAGCTACAAATTTAGGTGGAATGTATGAAGAGTTTGATCCGCTTGCTATAAATGTTGATGCAAGAACATTTCAATTCAAAGAAGGTGGTGACGAGTTTGGCGTAACAGAAGCTTTAAAAGACGTTACTGAATGGAACCCTATGATGGCGCAGACCATTATGGTTTACGAGTATGCCGATGGTCGTTTGTTTATAGCAGACGGCCACCAGCGATTAGCTTTAGCTAAACGAATTATGGCAAAAGATCCGTCACAAAAAATTCGTATGCTAGGTTTTAGAATACAAGAAGTTGATGGTATAACACCTGATGATGCAATTGTATTAGGTGCATTAAATAACATTGCTATGGGATCGGCTAATGTTGTAGATGCAGCAAAAATACTAAGGTTATCTCCTGATAAAATTGGATCATTACCACCTAGATCCGCATTTGTTAAGCAAGCACAAGAGCTATCTATGCTATCTAATGATGCGTGGGGCATGGTTAAAAATGAAATAGTTGCGCCAAACTACGCTGCAATTGTTGGTCGTTTAATGGCTGACAATCCAGCTATGCAAAAAGCTGCGTTAGACGTTTTAGCAAAAACAGAACCATCTAATGCGTTCCAAGCAGAAGCAATAGTAAGACAAATAAGAGAAACGGACCTTGTTACTGAAACGCAAGAAAATTTATTTGGAGAACAAGTATTAACACAAAGTTTGTTTTCTGAAAGATCAAAGGTGTTAGATCGGGCGCAAAAACAATTACGCAAAGATAAAAATGCGTTTCAAAATTTAATTAAAAATGCAGACAGATTAGAAGATGAAGGTAATCAATTAGCTAAATCAGCAAACCAAAGAAGGGCATCAGACGATGGCAAAGCAATCTCGCTCCTCCAAAGCCAAGCAAACCGCAAAGGCAGTCTCTCGGACGCGCTCACAGGTGCAGCCCGACAAGCAAGAGAAACAGGAAATTACAACGCCGCTACAGCGCGCTTTGTCGAAGATGTCAGGCGAGCGATTTCAGACGGTGAGTTTGATCGCGCAGAGGTTAGCAATGTTGGACGCAATTTCGACACTCCAGAAGAAATCCCTACTGTACGATCAAATGCAGAAGAAGAACAGTTAGATGCTTTTGGTGAAATGTTTGGTGAAGGGCAAACTGAACAATTGAGTGGTTTAGATAACGATGTAATAGGTGAATTTAACGATGATTTTCAAGTGCCAACTGGTAGAACCATTAACGATGAAACCGATGAAGTTATAGCAGAAGCGCAAAGTATTCGTCAGCTAAAAGATGAATTTGAACAGGATCAACGTATGCTTGATAGATTAAGGGATTGTGCATTATGAGTTTACGAGAATGTATAGTAAACGCTAAAGCAGAAGGTACGATTACTGATAAGCAAGCTACCGATATGTTAAACATATACGAAGGTTTGTTTGATACTTATTCAAGAACTATGGGGCCGGGGGCTGCTAGCAAGAAAGCTGGGCGCGATACATTCAAAGCAACAGAAAAAAATGTATATGAAAAAAAACGTAAAAAATTATTACAAGCAAAAGCATGGCAACAAATAACTTTTAACATGAGCCAATACAAAGATAGATTAGGTCGTGAAGATATGTTTGCAGCTGCACTAGCGCATTTTGATCAAGACGGAATGTCTAAGTTTTCAAGTGTTGTGCAAAGAGAAAATGCTATTAAGGGTTTAGCGTATAGTGAATTAACGCAAGTGTTAAGCACGTATCGCCGTAATATAATTGGACAAGTACGAGAAAAAGCAACGTTTGAAGATTTAACAAAAGAAATTTTTGGTACATCTACAAAAAATAGAAGTGCTAAAGAAATGGCAGAAGCTTGGAAAAAAGTTTCGTCAACTCTTATGAAAAAATTTAATCGTGCTGGTGGTAACATTCCTTATCGACCTGACTGGGGGTTGCCGCAAAGACACAACGCAGCAAAAATAGTTAAAGCTGGTTATAATAAATGGCGCGATGATATTATTAATAAACTTGATTTAGAAAAAATGGTAGATGAACAAACAGGTTTGCCGTTTACCAAAGACGCCGGGCGTCTTGAGCTAGCTTTACGTGAAGTTTATGAAACAATTAAAACTGAAGGTGCAAACAAAGCAAAACCCGGTCGATCAACAGTTGGAAAATCATTAAGTAATAGAATGCAAGACCATAGGTTTTTAGCTTTTAAAAATGGTCAACAATGGTTTGAGTATCAAAAACAATACGGTGATGCAAATGTATTTGATACTATGATTAGCCACATAGAAAATATGTCGCGTGATATTGCGCTATTGGAAATACTTGGTCCTAATCCCGGAGCAACAATTTCTTTTATGAAAGATACGTTAACTCAAAGAACAAATTTAACGGCTAATGAAAAGTTAAAAAACAAAGCAAGAAAAACAAATGCAAAAATTGACGAATTATATTCAGCTGTTACAGGAAGAAATAACGCGCCTATTGATGGATTTTTTGCATCAACATTTGCTGGTTTGCGTCAAGTAATTCAATCTGCACAACTTGGGTCTACCGCTATAGCAGCTTTAACGGACATAAATTTTAATCGAATGGCAAGACAATTTACTGGTTTGCCACAAACTAAAGTTTTGCAACAATACTTAGAACAATTAAATCCATTAAACGCTAAACAGCGAGGTGAGCTAGCTATAAGTTCGGGGTTGATTGCCGAAGGTTGGACAAGTCTAGCAGCTGGTCAAATGCGTTTTGTTGGAGATATGTCTGGGCCAGAAGTAACAAGACGTATATCTGATTTTGTTATGCGCGCTTCTTTGTTGTCACCATTAACAACAGCTGGTCGTTGGGCTTTTGGCATGGAGTTTATGGGTACTGTAGGTCGTAATGCTGGTAAAAAATTTAATGAATTAGATCCAGCATTTAAAAACACTATGGAGCGATACAATCTTAATGAAAGTCAATGGGATATTATTAGATCTACAAAACCATATGACGAACAGGGTGCTAAATTTATAAGGCCATCGGATTTAGCTTCACGTACTGATTTAGATGAAGGGTTGCGAGAAAATATATCACAACGTTTTCTTGAAATGATTAATACCGAAACAGAATTTGCAGTACCTTCTAATTCATTACGAGGCAAAACATTTTTAACAGGTGATGCAAGGCCGGGTACTTTTAGGGGTGAAATGGCTAGATCGTTTGCAATGTATAAAAACTTTGGTGTAACTCTTTATAACACGCACATAATGCGTGGTTTTAACATGCCTACAGCTGGAACAAAAGGTGCGTATTTTGCAAACTTAATTATTTCTACAACTTTAATGGGAGCGTTAGCTTTACAGTTACGCGAGATTGCAAAAGGTAGAGATCCGCGTAATATGTTTGGCGATACAGAAGAAACAACAAAATTTTGGACAGCAGCTTTGTTGCAAGGTGGTGGTTTAGGAATATTTGGTGATTTCTTAGCGTCTGGAACAAACAGGTATGGCGGTGGCTTTGCGGAAACTTTAGCTGGGCCAGTTGTTAGTTTTGGGCAAGATTTATATAATTTAACTGGTAAAAATTTAGTTGATGCGGCAACAGGTACTGATCCAAAAGTTGCAAGTGATCTTGTTAAATTTACGCAAAGATACTTACCGGGATCGTCTTTATGGTACGCAAGGTTAGCGTTAGAACGCAAAGTCTGGGATCAATTACAATTAATGAATGATCCAAAAGCACAACAAAAGTTTCGCAGAGTAGAAAGAAAATACTTGCGTGATTATGGACAAACGTATTGGTGGGGACCGGGTGATACAGCGCCTAAACGCAAACCAAGACTAGAAAACATTTTTGGAAATTAACAACTACACAACAGACACAATATATGGTATTTTTGCGCAAAGTAAGGATTTGTTATGACAGTATCTAGTAGCACAAATAAAGTTTCATTTAGCGGCAACGGCACGTTAACAACCTTTGCCTACTCGTTTAAGATCTTTGATCAAGATGATCTTACGGTTATTTTACGTGCAGCTAACGGTACGGAAACAACGCAAACGATAACAACGCACTATACTGTTACAGGTGTAGGATCGGCTAGCGGCGGTAACGTAGTGTTTGGAACTGCCCCGGCAAGCGGTGTTACGGTTGTCATTATACGCGAACAGGCTTTGACGCAAGGTTTAGATCTTGTTCCTAATGATCCATTTCCAGCGCAATCGCTAGAAGAAAGCTTAGACAAGCTAACGTTTATGGCGCAGAAACATGAAGAAGAACTTAGTCGTGCTATCAAAGGTTCTAGGACAAACGTTATAGCTAATTCAGAGTTTACAGTATCTGCGACAGATCGAGCAAACAAAGTATTCAGTTTTGATGCATCTGGAAATTTAAGTATTGCGCAAGAGCTAGGCACATTTAAAGGGAACTGGGCAACGTCAACTACATATGTTGCGCGTGATATAGTCAAAGACACGAGCACTAATAACATCTTTATTGTCAACGCAGACCATACAAGTTCTGGCGCACAGCCACTAACAACGAATGCTAACAGTGCTAAATACGACTTATTGGTTGATGCGGCAAGTGCAACAACATCACAAAATGCAGCTGCTGCAAGCGCTACTACGGCAACCACTAAGGCAAGTGAGGCAGCTACAAGCGCTACAGCTAGTGAAACTGCAAAGACTGCAAGTGAGACAGCAAAGACTGCATCTGAAACTGCAAAGACGGCTAGTGAAACAGCACAGGCTGCATCGGAAGCTGCGTTAGATAGTTTCGATGATAGGTACTTAGGTGCAAAATCTACATCAGGCGGCAATCCCACAGTAGACAACGATGGCGATGCGCTTATAGATGGTGCTCTTTTCTTTGATACCACCAATAATGTTCTTATGGTCTACAACCTTGGAACTACTACGTGGCTCCGTACAACGCCAACTTCCTCAGATCAAACTGCTATCAATGCCGTTAATGCTGATGCTTCCGATATTGGTACAGTTTCTGGTATATCGAGCAACGTAACAACTGTCGCTGGCATATCAGCTAACGTTACGACTGTAGCCGGACAAACAACAAATCTGCAAAACGTCACTAACAATCTAAGCGCAATACAAAATGCTGGCACAAATGCAACTAATGCGGCTTCGAGCGCCACTGCTGCTG